GCCACGCAAGTCAATGTATCTGTTCTACTTGACCTCGTTCAGGCGGCGCGAGATATACGGGATGCAGGGCCAAAACAGCCATAGGATAGGCTCACCGAGGTGCAAGCGATGCGTCTACGGGGCTTGTAGCGCGTCCATCTTCGCCTATCATTCGCTTTATCAGGTACTTGAGGGCAAGCGTCCACGATATCGGCATATATATATGGATAGCCGCCAGGTCCAGGTGTTGCCACCTATATGGATAGCCAAGCAGCCGGCGATCATCTGGGCAGCGGCATCGTGGGGGTACATTTGGGGGTACTTTGGCCTCTTCATCTGGTAAGATATTGATTCCTTATAGGATTGCAAGCCGGTTCGAATCCTCGGATAGAATTCGTATCGCTTTTATTATCGATGCGATAGGAGAAAAGAGAGCCTCAGATACCCCCTATGACCCCAAATGAGGCCGGGGTGGGCAACGCGTTACATAAGGCGCCCATGAAATTTTCCGCAAAAAGGTGTCGCACATTGTCTGACGTTGTGGCACAATATTTATATGAGCATGGTCCGAATCGCAGTTCGTGTCCCACAATCCCTAGCAGACGAGTTGCGGGTCGAGGGCGAGGCGCATGGGTGTGATCTTAGCTGGGCTGTGCGGAGGAGATTGAATGCTGACATACGAGGATCAGGAACTGAACCGGCTGGACCGACTCAGCGAAGTGGGAACCGAGCCTCCGTGTCCGTTTTGCGGAAGGGCCATGGTTCTAAGGAGCGATTACATCCGTTGCCTGCCGTGCGGAGTGAATTGGCTTGCCGAGGAGATGCACCTGCTGGATTACCTCAACCTCGACCCACGGGTAGCCCGTTCGAGAAGTGCCCACACGGGAAGCTCAACGCGGCCTACTGCCGAGCAACAGGCGGCGGGTGTTGAATAGGGGACCTGGGGCAGCGGGCATCGGTGCCAAGAGTGCAAGGTGAATTTCTGACGAGGGGGTGTAAGGGATGAGCGACAAGAAGTATTAGGGGTGTATTGTGAATCAGGAGGAAGTCGATGAGCCATTGTCCGCGTTGCGGTAATTTGGAATATGCAGTGGAGCGGGAGATCGACCGCCGCCTGAAAAGCATTGAAGAGTCACAGGAGCGCATCTTGCACGAACTGCATGAATTGCGCCATCCCAACCGTTCATTCCCAACCAGTATATGTTTCAAGGAGATCACAATGAATCCTACCATCGGTGGAAACACTCAAGTCTTTACCGGCGTTCTCGCACCGTCCGGCGCAACTTATCCCGCTGACACTGTGTTCGCAGTCACCAGCAATGACCCGGCAGTGGTGCCCACCGTGGACGCTACTGGCCTGATCGTGACCGGCGCTTTGCCTGCTGGCTGGGTGGAGAACACTACCACGCCTCTGGCCTACGCTTACACCGCTACCAGCGCGTCTGGTTCCTTGAGCGCGACCATCACGCCCTCGGCTCCTCCGGTCACGTTCCCTACCGGAATCGCGTTCGCGCAAACTCAGTGACCCTTCCCCCATCCTCCGGGGAATAACCGGCGGGGCGAGTCTGAATCCTAGACACCCCCGCCGCAAGTGTTAAGATTGCCAGTGAGGTGATGAAATGGCATTGTTGACTGTGACATTAGGGGCGGGAGCTACGAGATTTACTGCTCTACCCATACGTGCAATGCAGTTAAAAGCCTGGCAGGGGGCGTCGGCATCGTACATTGGAGACTCTTCGGCAGTTGCCACAACTACAGGAATCCCTGTCAAGGTGGCATCTCCTACAGCTGACCCGACAATCATCGGCCCGTTCACCAGCGGTGCGATCAACCTGAACCAGTGGTATGGAATCGGGACTGCTGCCGATGTTATTAACATCCAGTACACGCCGGAGGAGTAATGGGAAATCGCGAACAGCCGGACGTGCTGGCTCGGCTTGTCGGCGCTGATGGGAAGATCGAGCCTTCCAAGATAGTCTCAACCGCTAACCAGTTGATGCGCCTTGGGATGCTGCGGATGAACCGGGTGCAAGACCCGTTCATCAGAATCAAGAATAAGTACGGGCGCACACCTCGACGGCGCATCCTCAAGCCTGGAGAGAAGGTCGGGAAAACCAGGATAAGTGTTTGCGAATCAATAGCTCACGCCATGGGATTCAGGCCGTGGCTTAGGCCGGACGATCCAGACTACAAGATTTCGATTCGTGTTCCCAACCAGGGGTTCATGGGATGTCAGACGATGGCTCAGTCGGTGTCGGCAAAGATCGAGCCTGAGCTTGCCATGCTCATCCCGGCACACTGCGCACCGGATTGGAAGCGGGACACGACTGGAGCATTGAAGTCGGTCACATTGAAGTACGACTACACGGGACAGGCCTGCGGTTCAACCCTCCACGTCCGTTCGTATAACCAGTTGGCAGACTCATTTCTTGGAATCGACTATGACCACTACGGATGGGACGAGCCTCCCCCGCAAGATGTACTAATTGCGGCAGAGCGCGGCAAGGTCACGACCAACGCTCCCTCCTGGTTCGCCATGACGCCTCTCTACGGAGCGCCATACTTCTACGATATGTTCTCCGTGAAGGCGTTCAATGGGGGCGGAGACGATCAGGAAATTGCGATCTTCACCGGCACGACCTGGGACAATTGTCAGGATTATTGTCGGCAGTGCGACGAGTATATTCCGGAAAACGACCCTGTGAACATGGCTGATCCTCACGGGGAGCGCCCGGTGAACAACTGCCCAAAGTGCGGCCTCATCATGGGGTTCATTCCAAGGGCGGGCATCGAAGAGTACGCCAAGCTGTTCACCGATCCAGAGGAGTATGACGCACACATTGGCGGTAAGGAAGGCCACCTCAGCGGGCTGGTATACAAGACGCTCGACCGTGCGGTGCATCTCTACAAGGATTTCAAAATACCCTCCGATTGGATGCGGATTGAGGCAGTTGATCCACACGACGCCCGCCCGACACGCTGGCTGTTTGCGGCAGTAAGCCCAGAGGACATTACAATAAATGGGAAACCGGCAAATCGAATCTACGTTTATGCGTATCTTTTGGCAAACGGGAATGTGGAAGAGATCGCACGACAGGTCAAAGTGAAACGGGCAGAACACAACTATTATGAACCGGCGTTTGTAGTTCTCGATGCAAAGTACGGTGCGCGGACGCAGCTCAACGATACCTCGTGGGAAGATGAACTCGAAAAGGCGGGAATCGGACGCATCCGGCTTTCGCACTCCGAGGCAGGAGACATTGCGCTGGGGCACAAGCGGGTGAAAGAATACTTGCAAAATCACTACTCCGCCGTTAAGAGCAAAGATGTTCCGGCGCTGCTGTTCGCAGAGGAAGGTTGCCGGGGTGAACGGGGCCCGACTCAGGATTTGTTTAATTATCAGTGGAAGGCGGGAACCGATAAACCGGAAGAGGGATATAAGGATTTTGCGGACACAGTTCGCTACCTCTGCCTGGAGCAGCCGGTTTACTCACCGCCGAACGAGAAGAATGATTTGATCGCTCAATTCCTAGCGGCACGAAGCGAAACGGATTACAATCCCCTAAGCTATGGGTTACGGAGCGCTCAATCATGAAAAAGGAACCGAACGATCCACGGCCTATCAGAGGCCAGGCCACAAAGATCAACGTGAAGCTTCTTGTGGATTTGGTGCAGGCTATCAGGAAACGGAGAGCCGAATGAACATTAAAATCTGGCAAACTTTTTATCGGCGTATGCGGATGATGGTATATGGGAAAATGGTGAAAGCTAGGTTCCCAGACGACCGTAATTTACTTGCATACCTTTCTGAATTTCACAGAGATAAAGGCCCTAAGACTGCATATATATACGCTTCAACGGATTTCGTAGCCACGAGTGTTCTACAGATGCTGGGAGATTCAGATTGTGGGCACTACTTCATCGAGTCTGACTTTGTGAACCTGGTGGTGGCGCAGGCTACGGAGTTGCCTGGCAATGCTATACTTACGGCTTCTGATTACATCACGCCGCGTGGTTTTGTGGCTTTTGAGAAGCCTATTTTAATAAACGGAACAGAGGTATCTTGGTTAGTATGGAATTTTTGTGGTGGGGTGGATGTGCAAACGAGTAATGGCCGTCAATTGGGCCTTCAGAACATTACTGCGGTTGCCTTCTATACTAATAACTTCCACATAGATACAGGAGAACCCTTTGGAGATTATCAAACCGCAACCATTGCAGAAGACTCAACTTGTGACGGAAGAATAGAAGTAGAAGAGTTCCACGAGGATGCTTTCAGCGAAGCGGCAATATACAGGAGGAAAGTATTCTTTACGCTCATCGCTCTTATGAATCAGCACATCGCTCTGCGTAAGCCGGTAGAAACGGATCATCGAACGCGAATCGAGATTGCAAAGGCAATTAAGGTTGGCGTTAATATCAATGAAGTCCAGGTCGTGACACTTAGAAGACCAGAGAATCCGCATGTACCGGGAACTGAAGCACACCGGGAATATCAGTGCCAGTGGGCGGTACGTGGGCACTGGAGACAACAGCCATATAAAACAACAGGAAAGATCAAGCCATTGTTCATAGAGAGTTACATCAAAGGCCCCGTAGATAAGCCGATGAAAGCCCCCAGTGAACTGATTTTTGTGGCGAGGCGATAATGCAGAAGAGGAGCACAAATGCTTGAGATAAAGCCAGTCAGCTACGCGGAAATACTCGATGCTCCCAACTCGGCAGAACTGTTGGACGCCTACTCGAAAGACTGCGTGATGCCCGACTACAACCCACAGCGCCAGATATACGCCGCGATGGAGAATTCAGGGGCGCTTCACTGCTTTGGCGCATACTCGGATGATGTTCTTGTAGGATTTGTCTCTGTGGTTGCAGGCGTTATGCCGCACAATGGAAAGAGAATAGCCACGATAGAAAGTCTGTTTGCTCTGCCGTCTCACAGGAAACTTGGCACCGCAGATGCCCTGCTGTCTACCGTCGAGAGCTTCTCGATCAGGAATGGATGTGTGGCCCTGCTGTACACCGCCAGGGTAGGAAGTCCTTTGGAGGTGGTGTTGTCCCATCGCCCCGGTTGCAAGGCCAGCCATACCATGTTTACGAGGTGGCTATGAGCACATTGACGGCACCTTTACCGATTGCCATGTTCCCGGCTTCGCCAGCCGTTCTCGAGCAACTGAACGAAATCAACAAAATCATCCTCTCTTACCCCCAGATCGAACTCGCCACAGAACATCTATTCCACGGCGGAATGTATGCAAGAACCATTCGTCTCCAACCGGGGACAAAGATGATGGGTTCGCTTATCAAGTTGGCAACTGTTCTTATCGTTCATGGAGACTGTTCAGTGTTGATCGGAGACCAAAGAGTTGAGCTGACCGGATACAATGTCATTCCCGGATGCGCGGGGCGGAAGCAGTTCTTCTGGACTCACGGGCCGGTTGAGATGACGATGATTTACCCGACCACTCTTGCAACTGTTGAAGAGGCCGAGGATGAGGTTTTCGCCGAAGCTGACCAGTTGATGTCTCGCCGCGATGGAAGCGGTGATACCATTGTCGTGACGGGGGAGGGGTAGTAATGGCCGGAAGCATCTCAGCAACCACGGCATTGATTATCGGCGCGAGCGTTTCAGCGGCGGCGGCTGTTGGTGAGGGCATCTATGCGGATGTCAGCAAGCCTTCCACACCCACGGCTCCCACTCAAGCACAAACCAATGAACAGACGGCTCAGGCGGCTCAGGCGTCGGCTTTGGCTCAGGCTCAGGCATTGACACAGCGCCGGGGTATGGCAAGCACGATGTTGCAAAGCCCGATGACCAGCGGTAATGCTACAGTAGGGAAAGCGACATTGGGGGAATAATGGCTTCTGTCGGTCTAGCCTCGCCTTATATGTACTCCGGGGGATATGCACCCTCCCGGCTCAACGACCGCTCCGCCGACGAACGAGCCAAGGATGCTCAGAAATATCTACAAGTGCTTGCACAAGAAAGACTTCCGTGGGAATGGATGGTGGACAACATCATCATGTACGTCAACCACGGCAGGCGGGGCGTGCAAGACAAGGATTTGTGGCCCGGCCAGCCCACCGGATTAGAGATTTTCGCCGACTCCGCCATGCTTGCCCACAACACTCTGGTCAAGGGTATGGTGGGGTATCTCTGTTCTCGCAATCAACCTTGGTTTGGACTGGAACTTCCCGGCAAACTAAACTTCCCGTGCACAAGCCGGATGAGAGCATGGACCGGAAAGCGAGTCGATTCCTACCCAGAAGTCCAGCGGTGGATTCAAGACTGCCAAGACGTGATGTATTCAGCGTTCAACCGAAGCAATTTCTATGATGTAGTGCCGGAATTCATCGGTGATGGGTCTGCTCCAGGTACGGCCCACTTGCTGATAGAAGAAGATGTTTCGACGGCAACCATCATTTTCACCGTTCCCCATTTCCGGGAATGCTTCATCGCGGAAAACCGATTTGGCCAGGTCGACACAAACTATCGCGTCTACAAAATGACGCTTCGGCAGTTCGTTCAGCAGTTCGGCTTGGACGAAATGAAGAAGGCCGATACGAACTTCGAGCATGACTACGAAAGCAATATGCACGAGCAGCGCGAAGTTCTCCATGCGGTCTATCCCCGCAAGGATTACAACCCTGGGCGCATAGATGCCAAGGGAAAGAAATGGGCATCCGATTGGGTGTATCGAAAAGGCGGAAAGATACTCGGAGCGGACGGGGATCAGGGATTGAAGATGCTGTCCGAGGGCGGCTACGACTCTATGCCGATACTGAGTTGGAGATGGAGGAAGAATTCAGACGAATCCTACGGTCGCTCTCCGGCGCACGATGCTTGGGTCGCCATCGCGTTGGACAATCAGATGGGGAGAACCAATCTGATTACTGCCCAGAAAGCGGCTGAACCTCCGATGGTGGCGTATGAGGACCAGCGGGGAAAGATTCAGCGTGGCCCGAACGGCTTTACATTCATCCCAACCAACCGTGGCGACATTCGCCAGATCATGCCGCAACCTCTAACGACCGGCGTCCAAAACCTTCCGTTCAATACGGAGTATCAGGGCAAAGTTGCGCAGATCATCAACCAGCACTTCCACACAGATGTGTTCACCCTGCTTACGCAATTGGCGCAGGGCGGTGCCACTGAGCGTATGGTGACGGCGCAAATCAATGAGTTGATGACCGAGAAGGCGGCGCTGCTCGGAACCATTGTCGGTAACCTGCAATCGGAAGGGTTCAACCCCATGATTGCCAGGGTGTTCGACATTGAGGCAAGGGCAGGACGCATTCCTGAAGTTCCGCAAATTCTTCAAGATTCCGAGCATGAGCCAATCAAGGTGCAATATCTGGGCCTCTTGTCTCAGGCACAGACCAGGGTAACGAAGGTCCGGGCGATTCAATCCGGAGTGGCTCTGATTACGTCAATCACACAGTTCGATCCTCTCGCCATGCACGCTCTCGACACGGATGAGATGGTGCGCGAGGCATGGGACGCGGTAGGCGGTCCAGCAACGTGCCTACGTGACCCAAAGGCCATTGCTCAGATACGGGAGATGGCTCAGAAGCAGCAGGAGAAGCAGCAGCAGATTGAGAACGCACCTAAGATTGCCAAGGCGGCGGCACTGGCCGGCAAGGCGGCAGAGCCGGACAGCCCTCTCAAAACCATGATGGGCGGCGGCAAGGAGCCAGGCGAATGATTGACTACACGCCGGAAGAAGACGCCAGACAGATTGCCGATAAGAAAATGAAGCAGTATTACCGGAGCGTGTTTAGCTCGACTGAGGGTCGGAAAGTGCTTGGTGATATACTCGTTTCAAATCACTTCGGGGTTCCATTGAACAACGAAGTGGAGCGGATTGAGTACAATGTGGCTATTGCAATTGCCAGGATGAGCGGTACAATGAGCGAAGTGGATGCTCTAATAGGAATCGTGGAGGGTTGAAGTGGCGAATCCAAGTCCAACGTATGGCGGTGTGAACTGGCCGGGAGCGGATGCACTCCGCATTCCCACGGAGCGCGGCGGGTTTGTCGCCAAATCTACTCAGACGCAGGCGAGTCTTGAGACATATGGCGAGCTTGACCTTGGAACCGTAGCAGCCAGCACCATCACTCTCAATGCGCAGCAGGCCGGAGCCTCCCTCATCACCATCACCCCGACCGGGGCTGTGACGATTGTTCTCCCCACCTGCCAGCCGGGGCATCACTTCTTTCTCTGGAATCTGGCGACGGCGACCTATAGCGTCACCGTACAGATCGCAGGAAACGCAGCCAATACCGCAGTCGTTCCATTCCTGGC